AATCAAAATGTTCAAAGCCTCCTCCACACCATTCAAGATTCCAACCTTGCACATTCAAAAGTGTAACAATCATTTGTTCAAACTCGTGTACCTTATTTAGATTCATATACTTTGTTTATCTCAGCAATCCATTGGTTGTATATCTTACCATTACAGGTGCAGGGTTCATTGTACTTGTGTTTGTATAGTTCTGAGTGAAGCCTAGCTATAAGCTCTATTTGTTGCCTGTCTATTTCGTTCTGTTTCTTTCTATTCAGAAAAGCCTCCCAAAGTATTCTATCTTCTTTTACCATAGCTTGACCTTGTTAGCTTTTTCTTTTCGTTTGTCGCAACCACAATCATCCCCCCATATCTTTTTTACTAGCCACTTGATCCCTGTATATGTTGTAATCTTTTCTATTAAGTCTCCAAGTCCCATTGTATTTTTTCTTTTATTAATCTTTTAACACCCTTTACTGTATTATATAACGAATAATAACTAATGTTTGTTAGCTTACTAACTTCTGCTATACTTTTTTCTCGTGTAAGCTCCCAGACTTTTCGGTCATACCAATATAACTCATCTAGTATTTTATTGTATTCTTTTATCTTTCCTGCAACATCTTTTTCTTTATACTCTTCTTCTTCTTTGATATACTTTTCTAAATACTCAATGTTTACTTTTTGTATCTTAGCCTCTTTTCTACATTGATCATAGAATAAACTTTTAAGAGTTCTGTATATATAAAACTTATTAATGTCTTGGTCAAACGTAATGTCAAGACCAGAATTTACTAAGGTGTTTATTTTGAGATACATATTCTGAGTGATGTCCTCAGCATCTTCTTTCTTTGCACCAAAAGACATACACATTTTTACCCACTCTTTATGGTACTTACTTATTTTTTCTAGTATTGTCAATAGTTAGTTGTTTCTTAGTTCTATACTTAATTAAATTTTTACCTCCTATTTGAAAGCCTACATTGTTTAGTATTGACTTAAATAATATAGGTTGTTCGTGGCTTGTTGGCTTATATCCCAAACTCATCTCCTTGACCTTGCAAACGTAAATTCTTGTGTACATCCAAGCATCAGGTGAACTTATGTACCTGTGAATCACAAGTGCGTCATCAACACGATTTCCGAACACGGCACCCCCTTCAGTATCTCCGAGTGTCGCAGGAGGGGTCATACCTGCGTAATCGTGATTAGCTCCGTGTTTACGGCGCAAAGCCTCTGTTACTGCATGAGCGCATATCCAAGTAGATATATTATGTGTTTTACAAAAAATACGAATATCTGTAAGCTGAACATAATTAAATTCATAGCCGTTTGTATTTCTTAAATCTTTTTTTAAAGAGTTTATAGGATCAATAAGTAAGCCGTGATAGTCCCAAGCCTCCTTTACTTTAGTTGCTAACTTTAAAAGTTGTTTATAGGTGTATTGTCTATTAGTATCTACAAACTTAAAATGATTATATACAAACTCTTTTGATTCTTCGTAATCTTTTTCTTCTATTTTGTTTATTGGTTTTCCCTCTATAAATTCAATCAATTTTTTTATAAGCTGTACTGCGTCATTTTCTGAAGAAAAAACTAACCATCTTATGCCGTGTTTTAAAGAATAAAGTAGCATAAGATAAAAAGTAAAGTGTGTTTTACCTACGTTGTTATGACCTACAAGTAGATTCATATTTCCTGCAACAAACCTAAAATTGTTGTCTATCTCTTTGTGATCTAACTTTAAGGCTTCTTGAATCTTACCTTCTCTGAAGTCATTTAATTTATTTATATGGTCTGAATAGTTTATAAGCATAAAAAAAGGGGGTAACAAACCCCCTATATTTTAAAATGGTAAATCATCCTCTCTGTCAGGAGCTTGGTCTTTTGTTGTTACTTCTTCTTTATATTCTCGCACCCTCCAAGCGTTCAGCGTAGTAAAGTAAAGAACCTTACCCTCTTTCTCCCATTCTCTTCCTCTTACATTATAAAAGACCTCAACGTGGTTACCTATCTTACAAAATGTATCATCAAGAAGTCCGACATTATTTTGAGTAAAATCGATAGATACAGTCTGTGGATATTTTTCAGTTGTCTCTATAATTAGTTTTCTAAACCTAAAGTCTCCTCTTGTTTCTAAATTTGTTATTTTTTTTATTTTTCCTATAATTGACATTTTATTCATTTTTATTTGTTTAAATATATTTTTTGCTTTTTCTCTAATTCTATAAGTTTCAAATGTTTCGTTTACTATCATAACTAACTTATTATCCAGTTATAGAAGTGTTTAGCATCTTCTACGACACTTACTCTGTCTGACTGAGGTCTACCTGCATTAAACTCAGCAGCAGCCTTTAAACACGCTAATTTAGATATTGTTACATCTTTATTAGGTGCAGCTTGAGGAGGTGTGTAAATTAACTTTGCAGTTCCGTACTGTTTGTTGGTGATTTCGTATTCTACATTGTCTCCTACCTTTCGCTTAAATTCTCCCTTTGCGAGAAACTGAAAACTTTGACCATCATCAAATTGTACTTGATACTTATTAAAAGTACCTGAACTATTTGACCATTCACCTTTTTCTTGAATGTATTTAATTTTTCCTTTCATTATTTAATTGGTTTTGTAATTGATTAATTTTTTCAGTCATAGCTTGTAGCCTTTGATAGTACAATTCTATTAACTGATCTTTTGGACTTTCCATAATTTTTTTTCTTAAAGTTATAAAAAATATTTTAAATACAAACTATTGTTAATAAAAATTTTATACTAACTTTTGAAAGTTATCAATTAAATCTAATAAATCTTGGTTTGTGTATTTTTTTATTTGTCTTGACATAGTAATTAAATTGTCAGCAGTATTATCTCCATAGGTTTTGTTTATGTAGTTACCCATTAGATAATTTTGTCCTCCGTGAAAACCATTACAGCTTTTACATTGAACGTGTACGTTTTTAGGATTCCATCGTGTAGAGTAGTGTCTGCGAGATACAAAGTGTCCTGCATCTACTTCTTTCCAATGTTTTTTAACACCACAAGTAACACACTCTACTATATCGTTTTTGGATTTTCTGGTTCGTATGTAGATACTAAATACTTTGTCAAGTTTACGAATTAAACCTTTTCTTGAGATTTTTCTTGGCATACTTGTAAGTTACAAAAAAAAAATATACCTTAGCCTATTATATATATTATATATATACTTCCCTTAAACAACCAAGTATTATATAAGTCTTATATATAAGAAGTATATACTACGACTTTTTGCTAAACTTCTCAACTGATCTTCCACCAAAATAAGCTAAGAAAACCATTGTAAGTAATTCTTTTACTATTTCAAGTTCTTCTATTTGTAAAAACCAACCTATCACAAATGCAACAGTCAAAAAAATCAAAGTCAAAGGTCTAACATTCTGAGTTAATTTAGAGCCTTTAGAATCAGCTACCCATCTTTTAGTAACCTCTTGCATTTCTATTAAATCAAATTCTAAGCGTTTTAAGGCCTCTTCTTTGTCTTGTGGGGGTAAGGTATCATCTTTACTAATTACGTTCTTTACAATGCCTAATAAACCCTCTGAGGGTAAAGCATCGCCTACAAAGTCTGCTATGTTACTGCCTTTAGACAATAAAAATTGTCCTACCTTTGTGTCTTTAAATTTTTTCTTACTCATAATAAAATCTCCATTTTAGTTGTATAAATAATAAGTATATGTTAGTCTCCTCGTATTTGTGATCTTCGTCAGCAGGATAATAGTTAAACCCAAGATTTAAACCATTAGGAAGTAAAAGTATCACAGAAAAGTCCATTAGCAGTTGCTTATGTATTCGTATTCGCTACGTGCATCAAAACTTGGACAAGCCTTTTTGGAAAAGTCTCTGTGTCCGTATATCTTTGATTTAGGATATTGTTCTTTAAGTTCGTGTAGTAAGTCTACTAAAGTTTCTCTTTGTGCTTGTGTGCGTGTGTCTTTAGGTTCTTTCATATCTTTAGTCATACCACCTGCGTAACTAATTCCTATAGAACAATAGTTTTGTCCTGAACAATGTGCGCCTGTTCTTTCTATTGGTCTACCCTCTTGTAATTCTCCGTCTAACTTTATATGAAAATGATAACCTACATCTGACCAACCTCTTTCCTCAACGTGCCACTTTCTTATTTCATCTACGTCAACTTCTCTACCCTCAGGTGTAGCTGTACAATGTATTATGATTTTTGTTATTTGTCTCATAATCTAAAATTAAATCCTATACTTGAATTATATATCTTGGAATCCCAGAACTTAGTGTATTCTCCCTCAACAAACACTCCTATTGATTTTGAGATCTTCCAACCAAAACTCAAGCCTAATTGATAATCTTCCCATTGTTCGTGCTGTGAATCGTGTCTTAGTCCTCCTAACCCCCAATTGTTTCTGTTAAGGTAACTAAAGTCGACATCTCCTTGTATGTATCTATGATACGGAAGTAAGTATGATCCGTAACTATGTAACCAAAAGTTTTTCTTATAATGATAAAAATCAAACCCAACCACAGGACTTAACACACCAAAGTAATCTAATTCATCCCATACTTCGTTATTAAATCGATTAATCAAAGACTCAAATACTGTATCTCTAAATTGTAAATCAGAAAGTGCAACTAAATCTCCTTGCTCATTATACCAATACCAATCAAAAGTTTCTTCTCCATTTATATCTATTGTTACAAACTGATCTGTATATCCATACTGATACCCTAACTGATACCATTGATTTACAGGAAAGCCATCTTCGTTTGTTTCGTTTAGCCATATCTCTATTGGATTGTAGCCATAAGGTCTTTCGTGTGTTCTATAAATAACCCCTGCGTTAAAACTAAACTTCTTTCCTATTGGTAGTTTAGCTCTTGCTTCTGCTGATTGATAGTTAAAATCTACTCTACCTTGTTTTCTGCTTTCAACTTTTACCATATGGTATTTACCACTATGTTTTATGAAGTATCTGTGATTTTTATATATTTCGTCTCTTGATCTTTCTTTCTCAAAGTGAAAGGTGTATTCTAAACCACTGACAGGAGAGCTACTTGCAGAAAGTCCTATATTGTTTTCTGTGCCATCGTAGTAGTGTTTGCCTTTTATTTCGTAATCAAATCTTGCAATCTTACGAATACCAAAACCATAACGATAATCAAAGTCATAGTAGTCTGTTCCGTCCACAACCACAGGAGGTGCATATAAATTACCATCAGGATTTGTTCTTACAAAATAATCTTTAGGTTGTTCTTTAGGATTGTCTATATCTCCTGCTACATAAATAGTACTGTACTTAAATAAGTCTTTGTATATTTTCTCAAACAGGTTTTGTGATGTAGTTTGTGTTGCTACAAAAAACAAAATAAATGTGATAAGTGTTCTCATATTAAAATTTGCTGTCTATTATTTCTTCTATTTCTTCCTCGATTCTTTGTATGGCATTATCAGGTAGTTTTAGAGATATGCCTGATTCTACCCTATACACTTCCTCTCCGTTATAAAACAATATAACAGTAGGAATGTATTTGATGTTTAATTTTTTAAATTCATCTTGAGCTTTAGACATATACAATGTTTTTGTATCGTATCTAAAACCTTTTAATGATATTTCGTTTGCTTTTACAAAGTTTGCACTATATTGAACAATCTCAATGTCCGATTGGGCAAAACTCGCAAAAGTCAGAAAGTACACAATTATTACACATAATCTCATCTTTGTTTACTAATTTGATATAATCTCTCATCTATCTTTTGAAGTTGGTCTTTGACTTCTTTTACATCTTCATTTAAGACATCTGTTTTTTCTTCTATTCTTAAGATAGATGAACGAACTAACTCATCTTTATATTGAAACTCTACAGGATTTACACTATTGTTTTTTAATGCGTCTATATCATCTGTATTAGTTTTTACACTTGCTTGTAAGGTAAAGTATATACCAAACAAACTTGAAAGCCCAACAACTGCACCTATAATCTCTTTGAGAGATAAACTAAACTTGCTTTCAGGATTCAGCTCTGCCATTACATTTTATTTTCTATGTAAGACACGCCCATAAATCCGTGCATACCCTCGTTATCAATATCTATAGCGTAAGACTTCCATCCGTAGGGATGATCTATACTTACGTTACCCTCTTCGTCAGTTTCTTCAATGTCTTTCCATAGAACGTCAACGTGATACTTTTCGGATAGTACTGGTGCTTTTGTTTCGTCTCCGTTCTCATCGTATTCGCCTTGTTCAATAACAATGTTACCTAACTTAACGATAGTATGTTTGTGTGAAGGTACATCGTTTCCCTCTTCATCTTTAACACTCGGTAAAGCGTTTATTTTGCTTAGTGCTTGTTCTTCCGAATCAAATTCGTATTTACTTACTTTTATCATCTTTCTTTTTTTTAGGTTTCCATTCTACTTCGCCTTTCCACTCTACCTCTACAATATACTGATCTTCTTCTTGATAGTGTTTGATCGTATGCGAGTGAGGTGTAGGTAAGGCATCTACTTTTTGTAGAGCTTCTTTTCTATTTTTAAATTTATATTTCATATCTAAGTTGTTAATTCTATTAATTGTGCATCTGTTAATGCTTCGTTATATACTGCTAAACCTTTTACTTTTCCGTAAAAATTATTTGTATTGTTAATATCAGAAAAATCTATTCGGGTAAATGTATTAGCAGCATTTACAGAACCTGAAGTATCCTCTATAATTTTAGTTCCATTGACATAAAATTTAAAGCTATTTACTTTCCAAGAAAGAGCAATCTTATTTATTTCAAAGACATCTAATCCTGTTGCTGTTGAGTCTATTTGAGAAGCACCCCCTACCCTGTAAAAAGTTCTCCAAGATGTAGCCGAGTTATTATTTATAAATGCTACTCTATTATTATAACTGTTATCTGATATTTGTATATAAGAATTAGGCGTTAAACCATTTAAAGCTACTTCTGCATATAAAACACCCTCTGTACTATTTACACTTGGTTTAGAATTGTTACAAGTTTCAGCAGCTCTTGTGATAGTTGTTCCTGCTGTGGGTATGTATGATGTAGCGTATGATTGCTCCTCTAACATAGCACCCCACATATAAAAAGTACCTTGTGTACCATTACTTTTGACTTGTGGAAATCGTGAGTTAGAACTTGCAACTTGTGTAACACTAAACCTTTGCCAATTATTAGTTGTATTTACAGGTATATGCGCTGAAGCTATACCACCTATTTCAACAGTTAAATTACTATCAGATTTTAAAAACACACTAAAAGTATAAGTGTTACCACTTGTAACAGATATATTTTTTTGAATTTTAGTGTTTACGTTTGTGTCTGTAATCGAAATTAAGGAAGCATTTGAAGTATTGCTTGGTGATGTATTATTGTTTGATAATATACTAATATTACCTTGTGTAGTGTAACCACTAAAATCCTCACTAAAGGTTAAAAGATTCGTAGAACTCGGCTCTAAAAGTAAATGTGGTTTATCTTCTACTACTCCATTTGTTATATCGTAACTTAATCTTGGTCTATCGCCTTGTACTTCTACTACGCTTATGTTTGTTACTTCAAAATTGTTTGTTACTGCATTACCTCTAATTAATACTTTTGTATCGTTTGCTGCTCCCTCGAAAACATAAGTGCCATTTGCAGTTACATTTTGACTTAGAGGATGTCTTAAGTTAACAGTACCACTAACATAATTTTGTACTGTAAATGTTACTTTACATTGTACACCTGAAGTTATTACATTTGTTTGTTGCGCACCTGCTAAGGCAGCAGAATTATTCATCTTTATAAAACTGTTACCATATTCTACATCTGTTCCTAAAGTCCATCTATCATTAGGATCAACTTGTTTTACTGATACGTTGTCTATTTTGTAGTCGTATGTTTGCCCACTAAATCTACCTTGTAATTCTACCCTTGCATCTACTGCAACTCCATAAAACACATAAGTACCATTACCTGTAAATTCTGATTCTGATTTAGTAAAAGGGTATCTTAACCTTAAATCGCCTGAAACATAATCACTAACAGTTAATTCAACTCGGTATGTTTTACCAATAGTTGCTACACTATTCTGAATTATATATATAGGACTTGTAGAATTTACATTTACTTTACCTGCATTTATTGTAGCACCTGTTAAAGTCCAATCAGAGTTTGAAGCAAAATCTCCGTTAGTTACTAATTCGCTTCCTAATTCACTAAAGTTTCCGTTTTGTACTAACTCACTTGAGAAATATCCTACTTCTTCTATTAAGCCATCTTTGTTGATTCTGGTTGCGCCTGTACTTCTATCGAATTGGAAGTCGCCTTTACCATTATTAGGTAAAACTGAATGTAGCTTAGAATCGCTTACAGCACTTGGTATTTGTAATAAACTTGGTATCATAATATATAATTGTTTATGTCTGATTCTACATTGTATTCTTCTGCTAAACCTAAATAGCTTAATCTATTGTAATAATTCATATATAGTTCGTGGTTGTTGTAGCCTGTTAGTTTCTCTAATTCTAAGTCAGTAAGAGCTTCTTTAAATACTGCTACCATTTTTGTTTTAGCAAAAACTTCTTGGTCTGTTACTTGGTTAGAAAAATTAAATCTTGTTAAAGCACTTGGTAGTTGAGGAGATACAGCACTATTAGCTAAAGAGCCATTCACATATAGTTTTAAGTTTGAAGAATTGTAATTGAGAGCAATCTTGTTAAATTCTTTTAAATCTATTAGTGTGTGCGAAAAACCTGTACTACTTGAAGAATTTATACTAAATACGTTAATTGATTCGCCACTACTGTTGTATCTAATTATAATTCTGTTATCATTTGTGCCATCATTTATTGAATAAAACATTTGATAATCATTCGTTAAAGCAGCAGTTTCTATATATAAACAACCTGCGCTTGGGTTAAATAAGTCGCTGTTTCCTGCATTGTTTGCTGAATCTTGCGACCTTGTAACTGTACTTCCTGAAGTGTGTATTAGAGATGTTGCGTATGATGCTTGTTCTGCCTGTCTGCCATATATTAGAAACTTATCTCCTACTACACCACTGTTAAAAGCACTTTCACTCATAGCCATCCATTTAAAGTTGCTTTTTGATGCATCAGAGCCTGTTAATATGTTACAAGTGATTCTATACCAATTATTTTTATAAGCTATAATTTCACAATTATAAATATTAGTTGCTGATTGTGATGTTGCTCCGTTAGATTGAACAGCAACAAAAGTTCCTGTATCTAAATTAAATTTAGCATATTGATTACCTATATCTCCTTGATAAAAACCTAAGCCAAAAAAATCTCCTGTAACTTTTTTTACATAAGCACTTATAGCATAAAGAGTCGCATTAGAAACAGCAACAGATTCTACTTTTGGTTGTGAAGCAGAGGTTACTTCTATTTCTTGTGCATTATTTATACCCTCAGGAGATAAATTGTTAGATGAGTTTATTTGAAGGTTTGATAAAGAATTACCTCCACCATTTGATATATCATTAGATTTTAGTACTAAATTTGTTCTGCTTGGCTCAAGCAAGATACTCGGCTCTCCGTTTGTGTAATCTATTCTTGGTATGTCTAATCTGTCTGTTGTTTTTAGATAGTCTTTTGGTTGGTCGCCTTTTACTAATTGTACACCCCATAAGTAAAGACCTGAACTTGCATCACCTACAAAACTATATGTATCATTATTACCTATTGCTATAACAACCCTGTCTGTAGCTCCTGCTGTTGTTGTTAAAGAACATCTATACCATCCATTTGGCAACAAATTCATAGTAGAACTTGCAACTGTTCCTGTTTCAGTTTTAACCCCTGTATTTAAATTAAAGGAAACAAAATTACCTGTAACTTCAGTTTTTCCTATTGCTGCTTGTATGCAATTATATTCTCCTTTTTTAGCAAAAAACGATAAAGTATAAGTGTTGTTATCATCTAAAGTAATAACTTGGTCAATTCTATGATTGTTATTATCAGTTGTAGGTATTATTTTATATACATTAGTTGTGTTTTGTGGAGAACTAATTGTACTTAAAGAATCTGTAGTTCTTACATTTACCCATTGACCAATGTTTTCAGAATAAGATGCTAAATTATAAGGCACATCTTCTATAAGATAATCTTCGTTTACTCTTGTTCCTGTTGAGTTTCTGTCAAAGTCAAAGTCGGCATCTGTTATTTCTTTTGCCGATACATTATCTAAAATAAATGATTCTCCAATAGTAGCGTTAAACATTTTAAAAACAATAGATGTATTTGTTTGTCCACTTGGAGCTGTAAAAACATAATCAAATGCGCCAACAGAAGTTAATTCTTGTACACTACCTGTATATGTAAATGAATTATTTGCATTAGCTACACCAACTTTTGTGCCTGACAATGATTTTAACTGTGCTGTTACTTTATAAGACCTACCTGCTATTGTAGTAATATTTGTTCTTACTCTTGTGTCGCTGTTTGCTGTAGCAGTAATTACTAAACTACCATCTGTAACATTTAAACTACCTTGATATGCACTAAAAGATGTTGTGCCATTAGAAAAATCTCCATTAGTAACAAGCTCTGAGCCTAAAGCATAAGCAGGTTTTATAGAATATAAGTAGTCCTCAGCATAAGCTGTAGGTGTGGTTATTATGGATGCTTTTTGTAGTAAACTCATTGTATATTCTCTAATAGTTGTATAGTCATTGTGTTGTTCTCGTATATCTGCACTCTTCTCCTAAGATCAGAAGTCAAGTACTCTACTATATAATCATCTCCCCAACTATTGGTTGTTGTTGCGTTCCCCCAATAACTGTAGCTGTATGATTTTCCCCAATCTATCGTATTTGCCATTTAAATACTGTTTTAATTTTATTATATTTTTTTCTTTCGGTTTGTATCTCACAATACCCATCCGTTAAATAAACCATCACTATCTGGGTAAACATCGCCACCCTGATTTTGATTATACTCAGGAAATAAATTACTATTATTATTAATGTAATCTAAAAATCTCTGAGTGTAATACTCTGCTGTGTTTCTTGCTTTGTTTACTAAATAGTCTACTTCGCTTCTTGAAACTGTTTCTGAGTTCTCGCTTGTATGCTTAAACACTCCTCCGTTCTTTATTTGATATGCAGCATAAGGTATATACTCTGCTTGTGCATACCATATCAACATAGGCTGTACATATTTGTTTAGTAAGGTTTGATAGTTACCTGTAACACCTGATCCTGCTATATCAGCTTGTAGCTTTTCGTAAAGTTTAGTTCCTAAGTAGTTTCTTATTTCAATCTCTTGTGCTAATTTGATAAACTGTATAAACTTATCAGTATCTGTATTACCATCAATGATACTATTCTTGACTAAATCTGTTCTTGATATGAATAATGCTGTTGCCATAATTATCTACTTATTCCTATTCTTTTTGCGTATGCTGCTGTATATCCTTTGTAAGGCATATTCTTAGGTTTCATAGCTACTTTCTTTGCGTTTTTAGGAGGTGTAAAACCTCGTCTCTTAGCTTCACTATCATACAGCTTTTTACCTAAACTCTTGTTGCCGTCTTTTCTTAAATAGGTTCTACGAGACCAATAATGTTCACATCTTGCACCACCCTTATATAACCATATAGAATATGTGTCAGAACCCCCCTTACCAAACCCTGCATTTACAGCTATTTGATCCATAGCTTTTATATCTTCTTTACGATAAACCTTTTTAGCTCTTACCATTTTTTTACAAAACTCTCTTGAAGTTCTCTTAACTCTATTAGGACTATAATAGTATCTTACTAAAAATGTATAACCTAATAATTTACTTGCAGGTGTTTTTCCGTCTTGTTCGCTTTCTCTATAAGGTGTAGCCTTTCCTACTCTTGCTAACTTTACTTCGTCATTAGTTTGTTCTATAAGCTCATCCATTTCATCGTCAAACTCATAATCTACTTCTGCTTCATCTACTAAATCAAAATCTTTTAACAGTTCTTCCTCATCTTCTCCTAAGTCTATTAAGTCTTGTGCTATGGAATCTCTAAAGTCATCTTCTTTGCTTAACTTAACTCCTGTTTCTTCTTCTTTAGTTTCTTCATCTTCAATATTCTCCATATCTACAAATTCAAGTGGCTGAAGCGTTTTAAAGTATAAATGCAAAGATATATCGTTGTAAGCAAGTATTTGGTCAAAGTGGTCTATTAAAAGTCCTTGAAAGCTCTTAATTACAAGATTGTCAAACAGTATAGATGCAGTCTTTAATTCGTCTGCGTTGTTTCCAAGACCTGTGTCATCCTTAATTCCAAATAACATAGGACTTACAATTCTGTGTGCTACCATAATTTTCTTAGAACTTTCGTTGCTTAAGAACTCGTATTGTTGGTGTGCATCACTTAACTGTACAGGCTCTATACTTGCAGCAGTTTCAGGGTTGTCGTTAAATGCTAAAATAAATTTACCTGCATTACTTGAGCCACTAAACTTTTCGTAGATTCTTCTTTCTATCATTTCCCTTTGTTCAGGATCAGGAGTTCCATTGTTGAAGTTAATTAACATACTTGGTGCAAGTCCGTTTAGTATGTTGTTTAAATGGAAGTTAGATATCTCCTCTTCTAATTCTGCGTATTGTGTTCCCCCTTGATAATCTACAGGACTATAATACTTAAAACCTGCTCTATAAGGCTTTATGTACATTATTTCGAGTCCCTCTTTAGAAGTTCCAAATGCAGGTATTCTTTTTAATTCGTTTCCTCGCTTATACTTTGACCAATCACTAAAATAATAGTAACCCTCTATTTCTCCTTTTTCGTTGCACTTCTCAGCTCTTAACGTCTCGATAGGCATATGTTCTAACTGTACAATCTTGCTTCTATCTTTTGAATAGATAACTTGCACAGCACATTGACCCATTAACTTAAGATCATAACATAACTTTCTTACACAATCATTGTTAAACAATGCTTTCATTTGTGCATATTCATTAGGCTTTTTGCTTGAGTTAGAAGCATCTAAACCTCTCCCAAATATCATTTCACTTACACCATTAATAATAGCATTGTTTGTAGGACTTCCGTTGTATCTGTCTATTAGATATTGAAAGTAGTTGTTATCTTCTCCGTATTCTATAAAGTCTTTACCTCTTACTTCTTTAACTTGTGGAGAAGTATAAGTACTTAAATTTACAATACTTAAATCTGATTTATTTTTCATATTACAATATAATCATTATCAAAGACATCGTTGCCTGTTGGTACTGTATATTCTCCACTATTGACTGTGTAAGAAGCTACTGCTTGATCAGTACAGAAAACTTTATCTTTATATATAACATTACTTCCCTCTTTTATAGTAAGGTCATAAAATCTTCCCTCTACAAGTACAGGACTTAATGCTTGTGATACTACTAAATAATTTTTATCTGTAGAAGTGCTTATAGATGAGTATGTTGTTGAGGTATTTGTTGAATCGTCTCTTAGTATCATACTCACACTTGACGCATAACTTCTTGGTATTACTTTTAATGTCTGAGCTGATGCAGATGTCGTTAAGTGTATCATACTTATATAACGTAATAACTTTATATTTTGTGTATAAAAAAAGGGAGGTAAAAACCTCCCCTTTAAAACAAAACTAAAAATTAATGAAAACTCTTATAAATATAAGAAATTATTTTTAATTAGGTGTTATTTGAGTTGCACTTGCATCTCCTGTTACTACAGTACCTGTAATAAAGAATGGAGGAGCAGTTTCTTGTGCTACCATTGTTAAAGTAAAACCACTTAGGTCTCCCATAGCAGCACCACTCACAATCGATCCACCTGTTACCTCAGCTCCGTGTTCTAAGCCAATAACAAAATAATTGCCATTGTAGTCCTCTACAAATACGTGAGGTCTTGCGTGTGCAATTAATTTTAATTCTTCTTGTGTAGCTTTTTCAAGGAACGTAAGTGTTAAGTTTAATGTGGTTTCATAGAAAGTAGTACCATTTTCTCTTGAGCTATTGATTGCAGTTTCTAAAGAAGAATTACCTTTTATATCAAATTGAAATAAAGCAGGACTACCTGCTAAGGCAGTAACTTCTCCTCCTGAAATCGTAGCTGTACCAAGAGTACCATAATCAGCAAAGTAAACAGTTTTTAAACCACCTACCCCTGATTTACAAGGTAACTTTCTTCCTGTTGTTAGTGTACAAGCCATA